ATAGCGCAGAAGGTGCACACCTACCTTCAGGGTACCTACCCTGCGGAACTATTATTCCCTCGACCACCTCTCTCACCGCCATGCTCGAAGTTCAACTGTGAGTATGAGACTATATGTAGACGCCCGCTAGCCAAAGAGGAAGTACCATTTGGCTTTGTGAAGGACCCTTGGGTACAGCCACAGTACATGCAAGATATGCTACTACAGAAAGACTCTATTCTGAGTTATATAGGAGGATGAGGTGAAAAAAATAAAAACAGGTGGCCCGGCATTTGCAAGGCCATGTAGTGTAGACAGAAGATTGCACACTGTTATTCCTGAGCAAGACGGCATGACTCTCCGGGATTACTTTGCGGGGCAAGCCTTGGCAGGGATGAAAAACCGAGCAGGTACAGAAGAAGTCCATGCTGAGATTGCCTATAAAACAGCCGATGCCATGCTTAAGGCAAGGGAGGCAACTGATGAAAAAGGTTCTTAAGGTTTTGTTAATAGTGCCACTTATTGTGTTTTCAGTGTGGATCCCTCAATGGATTTTTGCACCGCTAAAACCATGGGGAGACTTTGAGGTTGTCGTAAGATTTTTGTCCCTTGCTTGTGCTGGCCTTGTGGGTTTCTTCTATGCGGACTTTATTCACGGAGGTAACCGATGAGTGATGAAATAAGAGAGGCGGCAGAAAAGTGGGTGCAGAGTCTGGTTAAAAAAGGCTATAGCCGTTTCGATCCTTGCGATATGGGAGAGGCATATATCACCGGGGCCACATCCCGAGACGCCGAGATAAGCGAGCTGGTGGAGGCGCTGAAAGTTTTGCTTACAAACAATGAGCTTGGAGAAGTAGAATCACAACGCCTTGGATTGCCAAGAATGACAGAAGCAAGACAAACTGCGAGAAGCGCATTATCCCGCTATACCAAAACCCAATGCCCGGAGTGTGATGGGCAAGGACGAATTACTACCGTGCATGATTTTGTTGCGGTACATGAGGATTGCCCCGACTGCCAAGGCCGGGGATATAAGTGGGAGAGGAAAGGATGATAGACGTAGGAGATTATGTGCACCATGGCCCGTCCAATGAAGATTGGGTTGTTGCGGCAGTGGATGGTGATAGGCTTTATTGGTGTGGTTGGCCGTTTGGTGGCTCTGCTGAATTGTCCGATTGCACTTTGATTAAAAAGGCGGCAGAAGAAAAGCGGGACAGACTAATAAGACAACTCGCAGAGAGTGCTGGAAGCGAAATTCCGATTGTTATGGCAAGGCAGCGCCTAAAAACCGCTTCAACCTGATAAATAAGTGGGAGAAGAAATGATGATAGGTTTTTTATGTAGCACACCAAGGTATAAATACAAGGGCGTTCATTTTGAATACGGATGCTTCGGCCCTGAAAAACTAACCGCAGACGGTGAACCGGCAAAGCGGCAAGGCGATAAGTTTTACAAGACCATAGAAGAGTGGGAAGCGTTGCCAGAGGAAGAACAAGAAATCTACCGTGTCGGCGGCGGGTGCGAGCGGTTTTGATGATCGGGGCTTATTGGGCACAACCTGACTACCAGCGGATTACATGGCCCCATGAGCAGATAGAGCGGACAGGCATTGGGATCGGGCCTTGTAGAAAGCCAAAGCAGGAGAGGCCGGAGAGAATAGAGCGGCTTGTCGAAATACTTAAGACGGGGCCGAAAAGTACGGCACAACTTCGGAAAAACCACGGTTTCGATCCTGAAAAGCTTGCTATGCTTTTAGTACTTGCCACGACCTATGAGCCACAGTTATGGGAGGTACAGGCCATGAAGCCAGGGAGAAAGGGACATATGACTTTCTACGGGCTTGGCGAGAATTGCGAATTGCCTGACGGCTACGAAGTAATAATTTAGGAGGATCCATGCAAGAGATAATCAAAGAGATCGAGGACGAGTTAGAGCGAGCGGAAACGATTTACCCGGACTATCCTTTCGACCTTATCCACAGGGTAGCAATAATGATCGAGGAGGCCGGGGAGACCATGCGAGCGGCGCTAAACCACGAGTACCACGGCGACAGCTTGGACTTGGTGCGTGAGGAGGCTGTACAGACTGCGGCCATGTGTATTCGCTTGATAGACAGTATTGACAACGAGCCGGGGTATTGATACAATGAATATATCGGGGCCGAGTTCGTCAGTGACGGGCCGCAGTGCTTCGGAAAATCTGCCAGCATGGGTGTAGCCGTTTAGCGGTGGTCATGTCAAGTGGGTGAGAGGCCCACAACTTAGTGGGGTGGTGTAAAGGTAACATGCGGGTCTCATAAGCCTGCGCTCCAGGTTCGACTCCTGGCCCCGCTATAATCGTCGTTGACGGTTAACCGCCCAAAGCGTTGCAAGGGCAAACAGAGGTTTGACTCTGGCCTTTTCCCTCCCTGGATAGGCCAAATCAAAACAAGGAGGAAGTGGGGGCCTTGGTTATATGTGGATCAAGGCCCCTGCGAACACTATGGAAAAATGGCACAGGACAAACGAAACACCGGAAGAGAGCCGGATGATTGCCGTTGTGGATATATACAAGATGATTAGCGTTATTTCATCGGATGACTTCGAGACAGTGTTCAACGACGCTTTCGACCATGAGGCTATTTTGATCGGTTGGTGTTACCTTCCTGATTTGGGAAATTGGGCATGACTTACGAGTTTGTCTGTACCAAGTGCCAAGCCCGGCAGGAGTCAGATAATCCAAGCCCTAAGGGGCAATCGTGCATTTTATGCGGCGAGAAGCTACGGCGGGTTTTTACGGCTCCTGGCGTGATTTACAAGGCCACAGGGTTTTATTCTTCGGAGGTGCGGAAATGAGAGAGATTAAGTTTAGGGGAAAAAGTAGAAATGATGGAAGGTGGTTATATGGCGATCTAATTCACAACGCTTTCGATGGGACTTATGAATGGTCTGTCGGCATCAAAGAAGATGGATTATATCCAGAGCCAATTATAGAGGGTACAGAATCACAATTCACCGGCCTCCACGACAAAAACGGTAAGGAGATTTATGAGGGTGATATACTTGAATATTATACTAAGTTTTTCGGAAATCTAAAAAGGCATGACCTTGAAGTTCGTTGGTCACATGATATAGATAACGATTCTTTTGGGGAGCCGTTTACTGCCGGATATTGCTTTTCTGGGTTTGATTGGGCTATAATTGGAAACATCCACGAAAACCAGGAGCTACTAAAATGATAAATAAAATAAGAGATGCGTATAAGCATGAAATAAAAAAGGGTTGGCCGCAAGAAACGCCGTCAATGTGGCCAATGTTTGAAGCTGGATATAAAGCAGGAATGCCAAAATGGATTCCAATGTCAACGCCTTTTCCTCTTGATACTCCCCTGCTTTTTCTGTTCGAGTCAGGAGGGATAATATGCGACATTGTAACGGTTTCAGAGGCTTTTATTTATTTTGAAACCAAAGAGACTGGCGCAAGCGGGGAAATCATTGCATGGATGCACGCCCCTGAATACCCGGAGTGGCACAAATGATCTGTTACAAAGACAGGGCCTTTTGCAGTTACTACCATCTATGCGCTGACGGTAAAGACTGCCCCAGGGCGGCAACTCCTGAAGTGCTGGAAGAGGCGAGAGGCTTTAACATGATGATAGACTACTTCGGCGCAAAGCCGGAATGTTTCGTGGAGCTTGACGATGACGCAGGATGAGCAAGAGGACTTTGACGAGCGAGCCGGGATCTTGGAGTTCTGCGCAGGGTTTGAGAGAGAAGAGGCCGAGCGATTGGCTAAAAAGATGACTGGGAGGCGGGATAGTATTAAGAAAATTGATACTATCACGGACAAATAACAAGGAGAGCATATGAAATGGGTTAGTGTTTATGATGAGTTACCGGAGATCAAAGAGAGGTTGGGTTTCAAGAGCGAAGACGTTTTGGTCTATACCGAAAACGGATCTTTCCTTTTGGCGCAGAGAAATATCAACGGCTTATGGCAACTTTGGAACGGAAAAGCCTTATTTGATGAAACTACCGTTTCCCATTGGGCATATTTAGAAGGGCCTGATAAAGAGAAGATGATTGAGTATAACAAGGTTAAAGAAAATAAAGGGGACGAATAGAAATGCAAACAAAAAAACAAGAAGATGATAAAATTAGCCCATTCCATAAACTTGTAGCAGATAGCACGGCTTTTTTTGTAAAGAAGGCAATCTATTATAAAGAAAATGGGTTTCTTGAGCATGTCCAAAATTTGTTAAGCCAATATGGATTTAGCAATGATATTATCTTGGAATGTGGACCTCATGTAATGGCAGGACAAATAACAGAATTTGCTCAAAGAAGCTTGCGTGATGAAAGATTTGAAGTTATGAAAGAAGAGGGAATTCCTATAACTGCTGAAAATTATAAAAATAGGTTTCTTCCTTGGTTTGATGAGGACGATGAATAAATAAAAAGTTACCCCGGCGGCGTTGTTTCCTCCTTTAAGCGCTGACCGGGGGTTTATATAAAAAATTATATATAGGTTGCAATGTAAAAAACGATATGGTAACATGTAATATGTGGCCGGGGTGAATAAACAATTGCCCTTGTTTATTTTTCGCCCACCTCGGCCATGTTTTATAGGAGTTACCAATGTTAACAGAGATCCAAAAAATAACCCTTCGAGACATCCTAATCACAACCGGCCTCACGGAACGCCAAGTTGAGGACATCTTTCTCTTGTTGAGGTTCAAGCCGGAGCGGGTACAGCTTGCTTTTTATTACAGGGCTTGCGGTAATACCTATGAGGAGATAGGCGGGTTTATGGATGAGCCATTAAAAACAGTACATGATCTTGTGACTATCGGATGTAAAGATATTTTTAAGTATCTTGCGGAATAAACCGCAAAAATGCCGTTTTTCACTACATAGTATAATAGGGAGTATTATGGACATCATAGACCTTTATACAGATAACGACTTTGAAGACATCCTCGAGTTTATAGCATCTAAAAAAAGAATAATAGCTTTTGATGATTTTAGGCAAGATGTTTTTGAAGAAATCATGGGAAGCAAAGCAAGATGTATGAGGGACTATAAAGCGGCGGCTAACAGGGTGGCGTGGCGACATCAAACAAAAGAGTTCGAAGAAGATCTCATGGATTACGCCCTGACAGATGATAACGGTGATACTGAAGCTTTCGATGAAGTAGCAAGCCGGCTAATTGCTGCCGGAAGGGCTGTAAAGGTTTGCTGATTCAGCTTGAGAGAGATAGGAAGCTTAACACTAAGCCGGTAAAACTTGACGGGCGTTATTTTGATGGCGAGCTTGACAGTAAGGGACGAGAGTACAAGCCAAAGCATTTCGACTATTATCAGATCATAGTAGAGCAGACTCCCGGCGCCTCTCAATGAAGCGTACTTCCGGGAGTATATTGTACCCGTCACGCCTCTCTACGATGCGGACCAGGACGGGTCATATTGTACCCATAAGGTTACACTATTAACCTTAATGAGTAAGGTTATACCCCTAAGGGGTTACTTTATTTTATACCTTCAGGGGTAACACCGGGGGCGACTTCGGGGGCGGGAGAAATAAGTATACTTTTTACGCTCATGGCGTTACGCTTAGATCGTTACGCGTTATATACTTAATGGTATGTTACCGAAACAGATTTCGGGAAGGTTAAACAAACAGCAACCAAGAGGAGACCATGGAAGCAGGCAGACCAACAGATTACAGCGAGGAGATGCTCAGCGCAGGATATGACTACATGGCAAACCATGGGGTCTACGGTGACCTTGTGCCTTCTATCGCTGGCCTTGCCTGTCAGCTTGGCAAGACTAAGAAGACAATGTACAATTGGGCCGAAGTCCATGAACCATTTTTACACTTGTTAGAGGCAATAAAGGCTAAACAGGAAAGAATGCTGCTCTCCGGTGGCCTTGGCAATGACTACAACTCTGCTATCACTAAGCTGATGTTAGCGAAACACGGCTATCACGACAAACAAGATACCAACGTTTCTGCGGCTATCAATATCAACGTATCAAAAGACGGGTTAGACAAACTTTGACAATAGAGGATCAGCTCACATATAAGCAGCTTGAAGCGCTCAACCTTGCCGCCTCAGGGAAAACCAGGATACTTTACTATGGCGGTTCACGGTCGGGCAAGACGTTTTTGACTTGTGTCATGATAGTTTTCCGGGCTGTTAAGTATCCGGGATCACGGCACCTTATAGCCCGGTTGAGATACTCCCATGCAAGGGGGTCTATTTGGCTTGACACCTTAAGAGAGGCTGTCAAGTTTGTTGGGGTTCATGACATAGCCCATTGGCATGAGGGAGACCATTACGTTTCCTTTCCAAACGGATCGGAGATATGGATTGACGGCCTGGACGATAAGGAGAGGGTAGAGAAGATTCTCGGACGGGAATACAATACGATATTCCTGAATGAGGTTTCGCAGATCAGTTATCCTACTGTTTCTACGGTTATGACCAGATTAGCGCTGAAAGTTGAAGGTTGTAGGAATATAGCCTTCTTTGACTGTAACCCGCCGAGCAAGTTTCACTGGTCTTATAAGATGTTTATCCAGCTTGTTGACCCCGAGGACGGGCGGCCATTAGATACCAAGCAATACGGTTGCCTGCGGATGAACCCGGTAGATAATACCGAGAACCTGCCGGATGGGTACATTGAGGACATCCTGGAGCACTTGCCGGAAGATCAGAAACGCCGGTTTCTCCGGGGAGAGTTTGGGGATGCCCAGGGGGTTATCTTCAAGGATTGGGAGATCGTTGACGAGATCCCGGAAGAGATAAGAAGAAGGAGCCGCCATGCTTACGGCCTTGACTTTGGATTTACCGTTGACCCTACGGCTCTTGTGGATTGCTACCTTTATGGCAATGATCTATATCTTGATGAACTCCTATACGCCGAAGGGCTAACAAACACTAACATAGCCGGGTTGATCCTTGACATGGGGTTAAGCGGCGAGATATACGCCGACAGCGCAGAGCCTAAAAGTATAGTTGAATTACAGCGGCTTCATGTACGGTTAAGGGGTGCCAAGAAAGGCCCTGATTCTGTACGGCAGGGGATCGACTGGCTATTGGGTAAAAAGATATTTGTAACACGGCGAAGCGCAAACCTTCAGGCCGAGCTTGCTAATTACGTCTGGAAACAGAACAAGGACGGCAGGCCGTTCCCGCAGCCTATAGACGATTTTAACCACGCAATCGATGCGGTACGGTACGCAGCAGAAGGTCTTAAAACCTCCGGGGAAATGAGCGTTTCCACTGTATCTTTTATCAACGCCGGAATATAAGGGGTAAGAATGAACGCTGATATTTTAGAGCGGATATATAAAAAGGTTGCCGTTGACGCTAACGAGTATTCAGAAAACGCCGCCTATGTGAAGGGCAAGAACCCCGAGATATACCGGGAGAAAACGCAACGCAAGCCGGACAACCGCTTGCCTATTCCTTTCGCAAAGATGGTTATCGATGATCTATGCGGCTACTCAGGCCGGGCCGATGACATTGAAGTATATTTTGAGCTTGTGGATGTTGAAAGCGATTCAATTGAAGAGGGGCAGGAAGACGACTATAGGGCATTGATTCGCCGGTGGATGGACTATAACAACGACGGCACGGACACCTCCGAGCTGTACCGGGAGGCGCTCAGCCAGGGCAAGGCGTTTCAACTTTGGTGGACAAGCGAGGACGATGAGCCGGGTTATCCTATCAGACCGGAGTACAAGATTATCCCCGGTGATTCAGTATTTGTGAAGTACAGCGCCGATGTTAAGCCGGTTAAGGAATACGCCGTCCGGTTTTGGAAGGATGAAGACGACTTCGATGGGGTAGATGATCAGTTTACCTATGCCATGGTCTACTACCCTCTTTATGCAGAGGGTTGGCGTGGAATAAACGGCAGCTGGTCAAGGTACGAGGATCTTGATACACAATACCCTTACACCAAAGTACCGGTTATCGAGTATAAGGCCAACAAAGACGGGGATCCAATCTTCGAGGCTGAAAAGCGGATTATAGACCAGATAGACAAGATTATATCGAAATCGATAAACGAGGTTGACAGGTTCAACGCCCTTATCCTTTTGCTCCCGGCCTTAGCTGATGCCGGGTTCGTGGACAAGCTGACTCAGCTCCAAGTCATGGACGACTTAGACAGGTTTACTAAAAACCCGGAGTACCTGCAGAAAGACCTTGCCGGAGTAACCGAGTTTTACAAGTGGATTGAAGAGCTGCTTGAGGACATGTTCCGCAAGTCAATCAAGATTCCCGATATGACCGACGAAGCATTCGGCGGCGGCGATGAGTCCGGGGTTGCTCGGGCTTTCAAGATGCTCGGTATGGAGTTTGTGGCATCCCAGGTTGAGACCTATTTCAACCAGGGCATATACGAGCGAAAGCAGATGTTTGACGACGTGATAAACTCCGGGGCTGTACAGAATATTGACACAGACCTATTTACCATTGTTGTTAAGAGCCACCGCAACCTACCAGTTGACGAGAAGGGCAAGGTAGAAATTGCCATGAGCCTTAAGGGGATTATCTCAGATGAGACTCTGATGCGGTTCCTGCCTAATACGATTGTGCCTGACGTGGATAAAGAAATACAGATGTTGGAAGATCAGCGGGAAAGTAACCCACTTTTAGCCATGATCCCCGACGACGAAGAAGAAGACGATGACGTTTGAGGATATCCAGCTATCAGTCTTTACCCTTACCGAAAAAGAGGTGGCAAAGGGAAGTAAGACGATAACGGCCGCTTACAAGAGCGCTGCCCGTGAGATTGAAAAGAAGATGGGCGATTTGTGGTTGACCCTTGACGGGATCGATCCTAACCGCCGCTATGCCGTGGCTGTACAGTACAACCGGCTTCAAAAGCTGATTGATGCCATACAGGCCGAATACATGGCCGTTGCCAAGTCAACCGGGGCGGAGCTTGAGAGGCTTTCAAAGCTATCGGTCAACGAGGCATATTACCGCAAGCTGTTTCTTGACGAAATGGCACCGGGAGCGCCGAGCCTTTTTATACAGTTATCGCCTGCGGTGATTGATACTTCCGTTTACGGTACAGGGAAAGTATGGAACGAATTACGGAAGGAAGCCAGGGACCGGATTGAAAAGACCTTCGGTGATATTAACGCCTATTTTCCCCAAAGCGGGACGCTGTTAAACGAGCTTGTTACCAAAAACAGGCCCTCTGTATTGGCGGGGCTTGAGAGCGACATCAGGCAGGGGATCATACAGGGCAAGAGCTTCCGCAAGACGGCTGATGCGGTTAGGGAAACTTTAGGCACCGACCTAAACAAGGCGCTTAGGATTGCCAGCACCGAAAGCCACCGAAATATGATGGCCGGAGCTTATGCTTCCACCCAAGCTGCAAGGGCCCAGGGTGTGGAGATACGCCGAAGAGTTGAGGCGGTCCTGGACATGAAGACCCGTGAGCAATCGGCAACGGTTGACGGGCGGCTTGAGGATGACAACGGGTATTTTACCTATCCCGGCGGGGTTAAGGTTCGCTTCCCTGGTAACTCCGGGGTGCCACGATGGGACATTAACGACCGGGAGCAAGTGATTGACCTTGTGCCAGGGTTAGAGCCTGAAGCAAGGCGAGCGAGAAACCCGGTAACAGGGAAAAACGAGGTTATAAGCTGGACGGCTTTTTCTGATTGGCAGGAGAGCGTCGGGCTTGTAAGAAATAAAAGCGGTATTTTAGTACTTAAAAAGTAAGCAGTGCCCGAAAGGGATTGCAAATATTGACAGGTGCCCGAAAGGGATCAGGAGAATTATGATGGCAGATGAGATTAAAGAAGAAGTTCAGGAAGTGGTAGAGAGTGGTGAGGCTCCCAAAGTGGAGGCTATCACGATGGAGCAGGTGCAGGAGTTACTTGCCAAAGACCGGGACGAGCTGAACAGGAAATGGCAGAGCAAGGTTGATAAGATTATCAGTGAGAAAAAGGAAACCGAACAGAAAGCGATGACGGTTGAAGAACAGATCGCAGAGCTTAAGCGAGAACGAGAACAGGAGAAGCTTAAGTTTGCTAGGGACTCAGCCCGACAGGTTGCCCGTATTGATGATGACCTTGATGAAGCCATTGCAAGTTATGCCTCATCTGACCCCGATAATATAAGGGTCGGGGCGGTTAAGCTTAGAGAGCTTATTGATGCCAAGGCCGAAGCGCTCGCCGCTGAAAGGTTTGACGAGTTGCAAAAAAGTAAGTTTACCGGTAAACCGCCTGTAAGTGGTAAGCCGGTTGCGAGTCAAAAAAGTGAAGAGATAGTCAAAAAGTACAATAATTTAATGGCCCAAGGCCGAACACAAGAAGCCATGATGGTATGGCTTGAAAACAAAGATTAAGGAGTCCTTAAATGGCAAACGACACTTCTACCGGATATGTTTCTAACTGGAACAGCGCTAATGTAAACGGCGCTCGTATTCTCACCTTCTCCCCTGTACAGTACCCTTTCCTCTCTCGGCTTGGTATGCCCAAAATGGCGCAGTCCACCGAGTTCGCTATGTCGGCGCAGTATGCGCTTGAGGCTGATGCTCAGACCGCTGTTACCGAAACCGATTCGGTTACTGCTCCTACCGCTGTCGCTTATGACATGAGTCATGAGACCAACCTCATTCAGATAATCCACAAAGCGGTTAACGTGACCTACTCGGCCATGTCCTCTGCCAATCGGCTTAAGATTGCCGAGAGTGGAACCAGCGGCTACGGCTACACCGGAGATCCTCTGGAAGCGGCCAAGCGTGAGATGTTGGCTTTCCAGATTGACGCCGCCCTTCAGCAGGCTTATGGAGTTCTGGAATACTCCGCTCTTAACGGCACCAAGACCGCCTCGACTGCGGCCAACGTTGCCTCTCTGATGGGTGGTGTCCTCAAGAGCGTTGCGACCTCTACCGTTGACGCTTCTTCCGGTGCCTTGACCAAGGCGATGATTGACGAGCTTCTCCTCGAAATGGCCACCGCTGGCGCCAAGTTTGAGCGGCCTACCATTTTCGCCAACGCCTTCCAGAAGATGCAGCTTACCAAGATTTACGGCTACGTTCCCACTTCACGGACTGAGGGCGGGGCGAATATCGAGCAGCTGGTTACCGACTTCGGTATCTGGGATATCGTGTACAGCCGAAGAGTACCCACCGATGACATCCTTTTCGCCGATATGGCTGATGTCTCCCTGGTTAATCAGATGGTTCCCGGCAAGTCTTATCTCCCCGATGGTCTGTTTCTCTATGAGGAACTTTCCAAGACCGGCGCCTCCGAAAAGGGCCAGATCTACGGCCAGCTGTCCATCGACTTCGGTTCCGAGAAGCTGCACGGGTCTATCACCAGTCTCGCCACCAGCTAATCAACGGGGGCTTCGGCCCCCAACTTTAAGGAGTAAATTATGGCCAGAGTTTCGGCTACTACTGATTTGAGTTATCGGGGCGGGATAGCCCCTAAGCAGCAGGAGTATGATCTTGCTATGAGTAAAATGGTTTCTAACGATGATGTTAAAGTTATCGTGGAAAGAGCAAATATCACCCCGGCACCCACTGCTGCCGTGTGGAGTTATAGCGTACCGTTCCACCTTGAGACGACCGCCGGGGAGTTGATCCCTTTTAACGGCACTATTGGGGCGGCTGTTGCGACTACTTCCTCTGCCGGTACCCCTGCTGTTGATTCTGCGACCCCTGCGGTAGTAAACGGCGTTGGTGTTTCGGTTGTTTCCGGTGATGCGGCGGCGTGGCTTAATACCGAGACTGTTACTCTTACGCTGACCCATACCAACCTTCGTGGCGGGACTGACACCGATACCTGGGTTGTCACCTTTACAACTTAGGGGGATATATGATCTTTCACGGTAACGGTTCTGTTTGGGATGTGCGCAGAGGAGGAATCCTCTGCCGCTTTATAGACGGCAAGTATGAGACGAAAGACCGTACAGAGATAGGCTACTTGGTCAAACGTGGCTACGCTAACGACGGGGATTATTCCTATGCCGAAGCGCCACGGCCAAGGAGAAGGAAAAAGGAGGCCGCTGATGAGTCAGGGCAGACAGACTGAAATACTTGACCAATTCCAAGAGGGATTGACGAAATACGCCGCTACGATATCGAGTGATCACGCCTATGTCCACAGAGGACTTGCGTTTACTGCGATAATCAACACCGGGTCAATCTCTGCGGCCTATGATATTGCCTTTACTACCCCTGAGGCGGCAGACGGTAAATATATCCATTGGCGACCAATTGGGATCAGTTCAAGCGCAAACTATACCGGGTTCACCTTGTACGAGGGCGACACCTTCAGCGGCGGAACAGCTGTAACACCTGTTAACCGCAACCGCAACGCTTCAGCTACCTCAAAGATGCAGGCTTTCGTTTATGGTGCAACCGCAACCCCTGCTGGGACGATTATACAGGCCGGGGGAATTGGTGCAAGCGGTAACCCAAACGCACGGACAGGCGGCGGGGCCGGGGCAGACCAGGAGTTACTTTTGAAGCCCGATACCAACTATGTGTTAACCCTTGTCCCTGCCGGTGCAACTACTTGTGTCCTTGAGCTGTTTTGGTACGAGGAAGAAGGCTATATAGCCTAAGGAGTTGACAATGGGAGAAGCAAGAAGAACTGAGATCATGGAGACCACGAGAACCTCTGATGGTACAGGGTGGCTTTCAAGTTCTTACGCTATTGATTATGTATATCGTGGCGGGGCCTTCTCCCTTGTTGACGTCGTGCAGATAGCCGGTAGCACCACGGCGTACTTTTTATTTGATACAGCGGCAAGCGGGTATTTATCGGTTCACCCACCGGAGTTTTCAACTACAGGCGGACCGGTGCTTATTAAGATTTACGCCGGGACAGATTACACAGCTTCGACAGAAATGAACGTGAGGAATAGGAATGTACATTCTTCGCAAGTCAATTTAGCGAGCTTGTACAGCGGGGCCACGGGGTCAAGTAAAGGGACTGAGATTGTAGAATATGCCATACCAAGTGGGCATAAGTCATCCGGTTCAATGTCAAGTTCTTTGCCCTATGTTCTTGACGGGGTTAATTATCTAATCGAGGTTCAGAACCTTGATTCTAACGCCATTTATTTTGGCATAAACTTCACTTGGTTCGAGGACTAATATGCAAGTAATAACGGCGGCAGAGGTTAAGACACTTTTAGGATTAACGGGGACAACCTATGATGCAGCTATTGCCCTGAAGATCCCTATCATCGACTCCACAGTTAAGCGCCTCACAAAAAACAAATACCATATGCGAATTGTTGGGACTATAACCACCGACTCAGATTCGTTGAGCATTGCCAGGGTATACAATTACCGGGGCGATATATTCAACTCGCTCTATGATAACGGATGGTCTATTGACGAGATACTGACTGTGGGGCAAATGATCGAAGGCGAGGGAATTCCAGCAGGCGCTTTCATCCAGGACATCGACGTTGACTCTGTACTTGACACTATCGTGCCGTCTATCACCATGTCAGCCGATGCAACCGCCACCGGAGCGGTTACTGTTACCACCGGTATTCCTCACGACCTCAAGCAGATTATCGCAAAGGGTATTTGGTGGCTCATGGATAACGACTCAACTGTTATCAAAGATGATACATGGACGAGCCGATCTTTAGGCCCTGCAAGTGTGAGCCGTGGTGCCGATGCCGAGCGGATCCACCCGATAGCAGGAATGCCGATGTGGTTCGTTAAGGCGTTTCCACAGTTCCAAGGCGGCTATTGATGACTGAGTATTTTAGCGACTGGCAAAACCAGACCGCCACGTTTCAGAAGTTGACGCAGACCTTTGTGAATGGCGAGGTAGGGCCGGAAGTGTGGACAACGATTTTCACCGCCCCGGTTATGTTTTACACCGGCGGCACGGCTGACCAGATAGTGCAAGAGCGCTACCGGGTGGACTTGGCGGGGGTTGCTATCCTTAACCCCTCTGACATGAGCGAGGCAATCCCGGAAGATGGACGGGTGCAGATTAACGGGGATTATTATTCGATAATCCACGCCGAGGATGTGGCATTGCAGGGAGAGATAATCCAGATTCCGCTTAAGAGGTTTTAATGGCTGATAAACTTAAGACAGGCGTAAAAGACGGGGAAGGAGTATGGGGGTCCGCCGTTGAGTATGCAATCTATCAGGAGTTCGGCACCCGCAAGATGCGAGCGCAGCCTTATATAACCCCTGCCGCTGCTATCGTTAAGGCTAAGGCCGGTGGAACCTTTAAGAAGGGAATGGAGATAGAAATCACAAAGAAGCTTGCCAACAAATACAAGCAGATGATTTCCGAGGGCGTTACTTTTGAGAGCGCCAATATTGAGCAGGGAATAACTGACGGCGTTAATGCTTCAATCGTTGCCCTGTTGGTTGCGGCCACAGCTCAATCTAAGTCAATGGCCCCTGTTGATACCGCTAATCTTAAGGGCTCAATTATGTGGAAAACCAAGAATAAGGATGGTGGCTATGGCGCTTAATTACGGCGGGGATTTGTATACAGCGATAAACACTTCCTCTGTTACAAGCCTCTTGGATACTTACCTGACGGCCCCGGCTATTTTTGTGGACGCCTACATGGCACCGCAGGGATTTACCGGGGACGAGTTTATCAACTTCTATCTATCCGAGCCGCTTAACTTCAACCATGGGTTCATGGAGATAACCCGCACCGCCGCTTGCCATTCCAGAACTGCTATAGGTTCGATGACAATGGCACTTGCGGTTAAAGATGCGGTTAACAGAGTAGCAATCGACGACGGGCATATGTATTGCGAGGTTCTCGCAACGATACCGCCCGCCGATGATACCGACGTATATAACACGCCGGTTGTAATAAGAATCAAGGCCGAGTAAGGAGGCGTTATGGAAAGCGCAGAAGTAAAGAAAAGAAGGCCGAAGGTACAGCCGGTAACGGAAGTTAAAATCCGGGGAATGGCCGACGGTGTGAAATTGGTACTCATCGAGTTAGATGGGGAGAGTGAGAAAGTGGTTCCCGAAGATGTGATTAGAGAACCGGGAAAAACATATTTTTATAAGAGGGAGGCATAACGATGCCAGCACAGACGACTTTATCAAAATTGGTTTATCCCGACGGTTTGCACTTCGGGGTATCTGACGATGCGGGGGCGAGTTTCGCCGATGTAGGGGTAATGGGTGGTTCCGTTGAGTTTACCCTTAACGGTGATGTAACCCAGCTTTTTACCTCCAACTCGGAAAGGACGGATAAGACTTGGCGCAACATGAGCATGACCGTTGCTCCTGGGGAAATGTACTCATGGGATTCCGAAGCAATTGAAACGCTCCTTGGCGGTGTTTTTACCAGAACCGCCGTTGCCGGAACTCCCGTTTCTGGTGCTACTCAGATTTTACAGCCCGGCTATGTCTACGAAAAGATTTACCCGTTTGAAGGGCAGCAGGCAACCGGTGTAGTGCCGACCGCTATTTCTTTGGGACAGGAAACGACAGTTGGAAGCGGAGTGTATACCGATGCCTTGGTACTGAACACAGATTACGTTATCAAGCGTGATAGTAATGGTGAATGGGGATTTGCTCTCATCGACACCGCCACGGTTGATAATACCTTGGGCGTAAAGGCTACTTACACCTATACCCCTGCTACAGGTGCCTATCTTAAGGCCGGTACTTCCTCACAGCTGTTGACCGATGTTGTGGTTCGGTTCAGGCACTACACCGACACCGACGCAGGTACCTACGATTTTGAGGTATACCTGTACAGAGTCACCGCTGACCCCGGTTCTTTCGTTATGACGAAAAAGGGCGCTAACGATGACGGTGTTGACGTTTGGACTATCGGACTGACCGCCGACGTGGATTCGAGCAGGACTGACGGGGATCAGCTGGTTTCCATCTTTCTTGGTAATAGTTAATTTATCGGCCCTGGGGAGCTTCCTCCCTCCTCGGGGCCATTTTGGAGGAAATTATGGAGCGTAATGTTGTAGAGTTATTTGTCCCTTACACCATTAAGGGAGTTACAAAAGAGAAGTGTTTCAAGATTGGATTTGTTTCTAACCGGATTGAACGGGAATACCGTAAACTTAACGCCGAGGTTGCCGAGCTGCTCAGTCTGTCAAAAACTCACCAGTCAATACTTGAGCATCAGCTTGACGTTTTCAAGAGCGATTATTCCCGCAAGGAAAAACAAGAGCGGTTTAAAGAGCTGAAAGATCAGCAGGAAAAGATAGAGGCGAGAATAAACGCAATTGCCACTAAGGACTTTTTTCAGTCACGGGTTGATCTTGCTATTAGGATATTAGAGGCCAACGGATGCGAGGACAAGGAAGCCATGAAGGCAGAGTTTTGGGATGAGCTTGTTGAGCCTGCCGACTTTGTTATATTCCTCGACCGGGCAGTCACAAAAGATTACAGCAAGCCAACGGAAAAAAAAAAGTAAAGTTTAACGAGGACAAGCTCATAGCCGCCCTGAAAAAATATAACGGGATCGGCTTGGAAGAATACCTTGACATGGATCTATCAGGAGTACAGGCGGCGATTGAAGTTTCAGGGATGC